ACACTCTTTCCCTACACGACGCTCTTCCGATCTTTCTCACCATACTCTTTAATTTTTTCTTTAAAAATTTTTATTTTTTCTTCTGGAATAGGAGAAGCTGCTCCCTTCTCGTATCTTCTAACATCTTTCATATCACCACCTCACATTTGATATATTAAAATTTATTATTAATCTATATTACTAATTATTTTTGTCTTAATGATCCTTTAATTCTTTTGTAGCTGCTATGTTTCATACATTCATTAATCCCTTGACAAGGATCATAAATAACTACTTCTTCTTGACACTTTCCTTTTTGATATTTACTACATAATGGTGAGAAAAATGAACATGCACATTTAAGTCTGTTCCCTTCCCACAACATATACATAGGTAACTTTCTCTTTTCCATTTATCTCACCTCTTTTTTTATAAAGTAAAAAGAGCCAACTATAAAGTTAGCTCTTCTAAAGTTTAAGTGGTTATTCATTTGATACTATTATATTAACGCATATAAAGTTAGCTATTCAACCACATAATAGTTAGAGTTTAGTCAGAAATTAGTTAGACTTTTTAAATTCATCATATCTAACTCTATTTTCTTAATTATTTTTGATTTTTTGCATATAAGATATTTAGGATTCATTCCTAACCTTTCAGCAATACTCTCCATATTCATTCCCCTAAAGTAATATGATGTGATTATCTCATACTCAACTTCATCTAAACATGATATTAGGTTTTCTATTTTCTTTATCCTCAACTCCTTATTTCTTTTTAAGTATTTAAGAAACTGTATTCTCTTTTCTTTTGATAAAACTTCATTTTCTACTGGTGATGTTATTTGATAAGTTGTTCCAGTTCTTTCTGAATATTGTAATGCTCCACATCCTTGATACTCATTTTCTACAGTTGCAATTTCTAATTCCAAAGCTCTTATTTCTCTTACTGTTTCCTTATAACTCTTTAATAAATCCTCTACATCATATTTAAACTTAATCATATTACCTATCATTTGAATACCTCACTTTACTTTTTATTAATACTATTTTACTTTTGCATATTACGAATTAATTTAACATAACTTATCCTTTATTAGCTAATTTCTAATTTTGAATAAAAAAATACCGCATATTCATTGATGAATAATGCGATATTTTTCATTACTTATTGTCACCTTATTTAACTCGTTTTAACAACTTTCTTCTTTTTTTAGCTTCATCCTCAACTATTGCTCTAGAAACATTTGGTCTAGAATCTAAGAAATCTTCAAATGCCTCCATAGCTACTTTTTTATCATGCTTTTCTAGACCTCCATCCATTGATATTTGTCTAAGCCATCTTGCTGATCCTTTTAATTCATTCCCGTTTTTGTCCAACATATCCTTCATATCTTCACCTCCTTTTATCAAAAACTTATACTACCTAATCTTATAATAAAAAACTTAAAAGATAAGTACATTTTTATTTTATCATAAATTAAATATCGCACTATTCAATTTTAAAAAACATTTTTATAATTTCATCAAAAATATTATTGTATTTTAAGAATGCTTATATATTTATTACTCCTCTGATTTACTAAAAGTAAATCTTAATTCAGGATCTTTAGTTAATCTCCCAACTAAAACAACTTTATTCATTTAAATCATCCTCTCTAGTCATAATACTTTCTATTATTTCTTCCTCTTGCTACGGCAGTAGCATTAAACTTGTATTTATCATATTCTAGGTCTTTTGCCTTACGCTTCTTTTTTAAGTCATTAACATATCTATCAACAAATTCTTCTTTACTTAGTTTCATATTAATCTCTCCTAAAATTCTGATAATCTTTGAGTTGGTAAATTATAATTTAATTCAACTACTCCAGTTCTACCATTTCTACACTTAGCAAAGTTTATTTCTAAAACATCATCCACTATATCTTCCTTCTCCTCTCTTTCTCTATAATAACCATCCCTATAAAGAAGTCCTATTACATCAGCATCTTCTTCAATGCTTCCAGTATCTCTTAAGTCTGATAGTATTGGTCTATGGTCTGCTCTTTGCTCTGATGCTCTTGAAAGTTGACATAATGCTACCATTGCCACATTTAACTCTTTAGCCATAACCTTTAATGAATTTGATATATAGCTTGATTGTTCATATTTACTTCCCTTTGTTGTTGGTCTTATTTTGCCTATATGATCTACTATGATTACATCTAACCCATGCTTTATTTGAATTTCTTTAGCTATTAATCTTATTTGATTTACTGTTATTGATGCAGGTTCATAAACAAATATATTATTCTTCCTGCTTAATCTATCAAAAACATTTAATAAGCTATTCATCTCAGAATCATTGAATCTTCCTCTAGCAATCTTTCCATTTTCTATACATGTATTTGAAGCTAATAACCTTTGTCCCATTCCTTCTGTACTCATATCTAACTGAATATAAAGTACCTTGCCTTTTATATTTTCCATTATTGATAATGATAAAGCTGTCTTTCCCATACTTGGTCTAGCTCCAAATACAATAAAGTCTTTTTTCTCTAATCCATTTGTTGCATTATCTATTTTTTGAATACCTGTACTTATTCCAGTTAGTCCACTTTTATTATTAAAAGCTTTCTCAATCTTGTTTAAAGTTTTCTCCATTACTTCACTCATTGTATAAACCTTATCTTCTCTATCTGATGAATTAAGCTCAAGCAAAGTATTTTGTAATATGTCTACTTTTGATTCAATACTTCCACCATCAGTTATTATACTTTTACAAGCAACAATTAACTTTCTTTCCTTGCTCTTTTCTTTAACTAAGTTTAAATGACTATCAAATGTACCTCTTGATGTGTGATATGATATTTCAGTTAAATCAGATAAGGTGATAGCTTGTGTCTTTATTTCTTTGGATAACTTCTCAGCGACTATTGTTAAATCAAAACTTATGTTATCCTTAAACAACTCCCTCATAGCTCTATATGTAATTTTATTCTTAGAGCTATAAAAATCATTATCTTCCAAAGAACCCATAGCTTTTATCATAAAATCATTATCTTGTATAATAGTTCCTAAAATAGCTTTTTCGCTATCAATAGCATAATTACTCTCCATACTCTCACCTTTAATAATCAAAATTACCTTTCCTTATATTAGGATTACTCTTTCTTATTTCTTTTGTTCCTGCTCCAAAGTCTTGATTTAAATATCCTTCAAACTTATTACCAAATAAAGTTTCAGGCCTTAAATACTTTTCATACTCTGTACCTTTCCATTCAGAAATTTTATTATCTATAACCTTAAAGAACTCTTCCTCATTAAATCCCTCATCTATCCTTGCTTTAATTAAAGATTGTGTCTTTCTAGTTGTAGATTTATATGATTTTCCAGTCTTTGAATTAAGATACTCTATAATTTGACTATATATAATATTATTTGTATCTCTTATAGAAGAATCTTTGTTGCGACATTCTGTCATAACCCTTATGCCACTTTGTCGTAACCCTTGCGACATTTTGTCGTAAGGTAAGTATTCACTTAGTGAATCTAATTTTCTAGTTATATTTATATATGAAAACTTTCCTTTTACACTATCCTTTTCAAAAAGTAATCTTCTTTCCAAATAATTCTCATCACATAATGCTTTAAGCTTTCTTTGCAACTTTCTCTGAGAACCTATAATTGGAATCTGTGAAAACAGATATCCTTGATCTATCCATATAAAACGTTCTCCATCAATAATTTGAAATTGCATATTTTTACTTGAATACATATCTTTAATTACTGATAATATAAGAGCATCATCATTATCTAATCCTGCTTCTATTAATTTACTCTGACTTAACCCATGAATTGTGTATTTCATTTTATACACCTCTTTTCTTGCCTAAATTAATCTTCGATGCTAAAATTAACTTGTAAATATTTTTGAGTGTATTGATTGCTTTGGTCGGTATCAATACAATTCTTTAGAGCTTCTTTATATGACATACCATTTAAAGAAAGCTCTATTATTTTTTCAATAATTTTATTCATCTCAACTTTATCCATATTTAAACCCTTCTTACTAGAATTTCTGCTTCACTCAAAATCTCTAAGAATGTAATTTGTGATGTTTTCTTTCCAAAACCAAGTCTATTAAATCTTATATCCTCTTCTGCAATACATAAAATAGTTTTAAAATCGTAACTTGAATATTTGCTTTTTAATCTTTGAATTGCTTTTAATACCATAATTACCTCCTATATCTTGTACAAATTATTTACATTGTATTATTTCTTTAGCCTTTTTATTTTCAAGCTCTATAGCCTTTTTAGCTAATAAACTATTAAATTTTTCTATAGCCTCCATAGATGGCTGTTTTAATATCCTTACTTTAGTTGTTCCTATATATCCGTCTGTTATAAATACATTTCCATCTTTTATAATTTTCTTTGGAAATAAATTTCTATCCCAATCTTTCGGATCATCTTTTTTTCTTCTTTCCATATTCCCTACTCCTCCCCTAAATATTTTTCGGCTATAAGTCTCATTTCTGCTGCTCTCTTCTCTAATTTTGAAAAGAATTTAACTATAACCTCTAATTCATCTCTTTCTGATACATCAATTACTCCATCTTCAACTATTTTTAATAAGGTTTTCTGAATATTAACACTATCATCTAATGTATTAGTCACTGAAATTGCAAACTTATACAAATTATCAATATTTTCTAATTCAATTATTGGAGTAATTCTCTTGCCAATAGGACATTCATTGCAACAATAATTATTTAAAAGTTCAGGAGCATTGTATGCTTCTGCCATAATAACGACTTTATCTACTGGTACCACTTTACAAAGGTCTAACTCATAATCAGTTAATGAATCCTTTGAAATTCCTAAAAACTCTGAAGCTCCCTCCCTACTTGAAAATTTAGAATTAAATTCAGCAGCCTTTTTTCTTGCAATACAATACATATTATTAGCTGCTTTAGTTGGTTGTTTTGCCATGTATTTTCTTTTCCTTTCATGTGATAATCAAACTACACAACAAGTGTAGTTAGTTTGCAAAAAAAATTTCATCTAAAGTACATCTAAATTTACTTTTAAATTTTTTCAAGAAATTATAACTAGGATTTCTTAGTCCCAATTCAATTTTAGTGTAGTATGATTCGGAAATACCTAATAATTTTGATATTTCACTTCTGCTTAAATTCTTACTTAGTCTAAACTTTTGTAAACTATTCATATAAACCTCCTACACTTATCGTGTAATTTAAATATACTACACATTTTGTGTATAGTCAAGTTTATTTACACATTTTGTGTTTATATCTTTTTATAGATGTTTTTAACTTCACATTTTGTGTAAAATATATATATAAGGATTGTGAATATAATTGTAGATCGGAAGAGCACACGTCTGAACTCCAGTCAC